TATTTTGGTGCTATGTCTCAAAACTTTGAAAAAGGTTCGGGGGTTTATAATACTCTGTTTGCTTTACAAAAAGGTTTTGCGATTGCAAGTGCTACAATCAGCATGATTCAAGGTGCAATGGAAGCATGGAAACTAGGATTTCCGGCAGGACTTATGGCAGGAATGGGAGTTTTAGCGCAAGGTGCTAATCTTATCGGTCAGTTACGTTCAGTGCAGTTCAGAGCAAAGGGCGGTAGATTAGATCCGAATGCTTTAACAGTTGTCGGAGAGCAGGGCGCAGAATTAATAACCGGAGTATCGGGAAATGTTATCAGTAATTCAAAGAGCCGTGATCTATTGCAAAACGTAGGCGGTCAATCAAACGTTCAAGTAAATCTGATTGAAGATGCTTCACGGGCAGGGCAAGTTAATCAGCGTACCGATGATGATACTCAAACTATTATTGATGTTATTGTTTCAAATATTCGTAACGGTGGCGCGGTTGCAAATGCAATGTCGGGAACTTATGGACTAGCAAGACAAGGATATTAAAAGATGGAATATTACCCTAATACTTTACCTAAATTCTTACAAAACAGTTACAGTCTCAAACGTTCACCGTCAGTCATAAGAACTACCATGACGAACGGAACTGTAAGACAGCGTTTACTATCAGTTGACGCACCACACACACTGTCAGTAAATTTGCAGTTTAACAATATTACTGACTATCAAACATGGTTAAACTTTTATGAAAACTCAATCAATCACGGTTGCGATTGGTTTATTGCGCCTATTTTGAATGACCGTTTGGAAACAACAGAACCGATAATTGCCCGAAAAGTGCGTATTCAAAACGGGCAGATTACAGAGTCTTTGAATTGCCGTAATCATATAGGCGCATGTTACAAAATCAGCATGACGCTTGACGTTGATAATGTTGAATTTAGCGATTCATGGAGTAACTATTACAATGAGTAGAATTTTACTTGATGTTGATTTTAACGATCAGACGACAACTAATCATGCGTTAAATTCTGATTGGAAAGAAAGTCCAACGCTAAATATTGCTATGTCAAATTATGAGTTTGTTGAACTCGAAAGCGGTAATTATTGTTTGCATAATTCAGGTGCCGGAAACAATTATAATCATAGAGGTTATTCATACGTTGGCTCAAAATTCAGAGATATAGCTGATTATGAAATTGAATTTGATGTTAGAAAAATCGGTAATCGTTCGTATGTGTTTTTTGAGGCACCGGATTGTTTTTCTTTACAAGATTATGACGATGGCAAAATACAGTTAAACCTTACAAACACAAGCATAATAATCCCGACAATAAATACATATAATACATGGTTCACTTATAAATTGCACAGAGAAAGCAATGTACTCACAATTTATAGTAATGACACGTTAATTTACACATACGAGGACACAGACAATTTAACTGTAATCAAAAAAGGTTTGACGTTTGGTGCGCAGAATTATGTAACATCCAATAACAAAGAATTTTATATAAACAATCTGAAATTTACTGAATTAACAGTTAAACCGTACATCATAGCAAGCAATACATTCATAAATGCCGGAGATACCGTAACACTTGCTTTACAAGGCGATTTTCAAAGTTGCAAGTGGGATAATGACGAAACAGAAACAAGCATAACAGTTGCGCCAGCTTCTACAATCACATATACATGTGAAGTGGTTGATATTAACGACAATATCATTACATTATCTCAAACTGTTAATGTATCAGCTAATAGCGTTGTCGGTTGGGGTGCATTATCTGCAAATACCTTGTTTGTTCTGAATTTTGCAAACGGTAAAATAAATGTTTTAAGGGGTAATTTAATATCAAAAGGTTGCATCGAAGATCCGTACTATACAGATATAACAGAGGTTGATGGTGTTAGTTGTTTAGCATGTAATCGGAAATTTGGTTCTGATTATCCGGCTTTTTTTGATTCGGCGGATATTTGGTATAACGAAGTAAAACCTATTCAAAGAACTTTTGAATTTACAATTTGTACACCTAATGACGATGGAAATGGCAATTTTTGGAAAGCATTACCATTTTTTGAATCAATTTTAAACACATCCAAAAACACGTTGGCTACCGGAAGCGTTATCAATAACGGTTTTCTTTTTATCCTTGGATATTGGAGCCCTGTTTCCGCAAGTTATGCAGGTATGGCTATGCAGATTGGTGGTAATGTTCGTTTTATAGATGCATATAACGAACGATTACCGAGACTAGCAGAAAGTATTATTGGTAACGGTTGGTCAGACCGAGGATGGCATCATGTTTGTTTTGAATTACAGCTAGAAGTATTAGACGCAAATACCGATGTGTGTTCGGTTGTAATGTACATTGACGGTTATCCGATTAAAACATGGCATAACACATTCAGTACCGATGCAATAGCTAGAACTGGTGAATGGTTTACAGTTTGTAACACTCATGATACTAATTCAAATCCACAATTCTATTTATCTGAATGTGTAATAAGTAAAGGTTTAAAATATGGTGGTAAATTTGATTTACCTAATAATTTTTATAAACAGTACACAACAATAGCAACCGAAATTGTACCTGCAACTCCGGTGCGTAAATTCAACGAATTAGCGATTGTAAACGCTAACGGAACGGATGCACCAATTTACGCTATTGTGATTGAATCTGAAAGCCTTGCAACTCCTATCTGTTTTGCTCAATCGTATCATGGCTTTATTGCCCGTGATCACAATGACGAGTTAAGAGAGTTTACTCCTAGTGGTATTCAAATCAATTTACCGGAACGCACAAATCAAAGCGGTTCAGCCTTATCTTTTGGTGTAGCAAGTATCAATGGCGAAGTTTTGGAAATTGCAGATACGATAATGACGGGTGTAAATCCATGTTATTTAACGGTATTGGAGTATTTACCTTTTGACACGTCAGCAGAGTACGACAGTGTAACTGCATACAAGCCTTGTTACTCACTAACCTTATTTGTAACATCATGTCAAGTTACACCAAAAGGCGCGACTATTACCGCCGGATGGCATGATACACTTAATGCCAAATTCCCGTTCAAACGCTATACAGCTAAACAGTTCAAGGGGTTGCGTTATGTCTGTTAATATCGAAAAATATTTACGTAACATTCACACACCTAACGGCAGAAAATACCCGTATTTAGACTGTTGGGGGCTAGTATGCTATGTTTACCAAAACGAATTAAACATCGAACTAGACTCATGCACAGACTGTCAGAAAAACACAATGACAGTCGGGTACGATAAAATGAAAGGTTCATTTACTGAGGTTAAAACACCGCGAGATTTTGATGTAATTTGCTATTTTAAACACTCTGTACTTGTTCATGTGGGTATATACATTTACGGTCATATATTGCATACAGATAGCAAAAAAGGAAGCTGTTTTGAGCCTTTTAAATCGAATCCTTGCATAAGAATTTATAGACACGAAAAAATGAGGTTGTTTTATGAGAATTAAAATTTGTAATTGCATTGATAATAATCCGATCAGAGAATTTGATATAGATCAATCAAATTTAACAATTTTAGAATTGCTAGAACACTCATTACAGAGATTAAATTTACAAAATCTAAAAGATAATGTAACTGTCTTTTCAGACGGGCAGGAAGTACCGTGTGATTTATGGTCAGTGTTTAAATTGAGCAAAACAAGGTGTTTAAAGTTCGTTATCAAACCGCAAGATTTTTTCAGTATTGCAATGATAATTATTGCGCTTGCCGTTGCGGTTTATACAATGTCGATGCTCAAAAAAATAAAGACTGATGATAAGAAACAAGAAAGCGGTTCAAGTATCTATGATCCAAATGCGCAAGGCAACAAGGCGAAGTTGGAAGATCCGATACCGGAGCAGTTTGGGTTGGTTAAAGCATTTCCCGATTATATTTCAGATAAGCATTATTTTTATGTAAACAATGTACGCTATATGTCTATGCTATTGTGTCAAGGTGTAGGCTATTATGATTGGTCTTTAGATCAGATGTATATCGGAAGTACCCCGATTTCGTCGTATGTCGGAAGTGATATTGATGTTTTGGTGGCAGACCCTAATCAAGATATTAGTTCGCATGACGCTCACAGATGTTGGTTTAATTCAACTGAAATTACCATGTCGGGAAAGGAAGTTCCGGCAACTGAAAGCAACTCACGTAAACGGGGTGAAATTGTATCGGCAACGCTAACCTTAAACGGATTAACGGCAACAAGTAACAGTGATTTACATCTTGCTAGCGGTGACATGATTCGTTTATACAGTCTGCAAGGACAAGACAGAACAATCAATTTAACTGAAATTGAGTTAATGCCTAGTTCTGTCAGATGTTATGCTCAATCAATCCCTAGCAATTTAAACCTTGCTTTAGGTTGGAAAGTTGCTCTCACAGTAACAAACGATGGTAGTTCTGAAACATATCCTTTAACCTTAATCAATTATGGAACTGATACAAACAAAGGCAAGTTTATAGATGTAAATTTTGTTAATTTGACAATTACAGAAAATACATCAGCAACTTTAGTATTGAAAAGTTTTGTTTATAGTGACAGTAATTTAGAAAGTACACATGTACTAGACAATGGTTTTTATGAAGTACAAGCTGTTAATGGTACATCATATACATTGTTAGCAAAAGATAAGAACGGTATAACATACAGAACTACTAGCGGTTGGGGCGGATTTTCTGCAAATCGTACAAGTTCCGCAGAGATTGAATTAGTTGAAACAGCAAGCACATTAAGTAATGCCAAATCAAACATTGCCGGATATTATCGAGCATGTCCAATAGGCGCAACAAATAGATATTATGAAGTAGATTTTTCATTCCCTAGCGGTCTGTACCATTTGAGCGATGATGGAGATTATGAAAACCGTACTGCAACAATTTTGTTAGAGTGGAAAATTGCCGGAAGTACAGACGCACCACAGAGCATGACTAAAGTCTATACTAAAAACAGTCCGGACGCTTTTGGCGAAACAATCAGTATAGACGTTGGTAATTCAAACAATGCGTATGAATTTAGGGTTACTAATCTGTCTGAATATACTACTAGCAGTCAAGATGTTCAGACTTTTTTATGGAATGGGTTAAAATGTTTAATTTCAGAAGATACGCATTATCCCGATGTAACCGTAATTGCCATTACCGTTAGAGGTTCAGAGTCTTTAGCTGAATTATCAGACAATCAGATTAGTACATTATGGACTAGACGTTTAGCAAATCTGAATGACGTTAAAACAACAACATATCAAGATGTAGTCGTTAATGGTTTTGATAGCTTTAATTATTCTGCACCGGAAATGTACGATTTAATCATGGCTAATTCATGGTATCCGGCATATTGGAAAGTTCCAAAAAATTTCATGTGGATAAACAATGAGGGATACTTTCGTAGATACATTAAAATGCAGAATTGGAGAGATAACGGAGAGAATGACCAAACAATGGGTTGGTCTCCTTATGGTGCTACATTTTGGTTTACAAATGAACGGTTAATCAATTCCCGTGAAGCAACTATTATTCAATATCAGCAAGTAATTGATAATTTACCCGTAGCCGGAACAATGGATAAAGACGCTTCATATATCAACGATCATAGAGATTACCGTTACAGACCAAACACGGTTAATGCACAAAAAGGAAATTTACAGTTTTGGTTTGAAGCAAACAATTATTCAGAACGCACAAATTTAGGCAGAACTTATAACGGATTCTGTTTGTGTCTATTTGATAAGTACAATTCAAGTGACGGTGTGGAATATTATGAGTATAGATTGTATGCACCCGTTTATGGCGGTGGAGATGGTTTAGGCACTCTCATTAGTTCATATTTGATAGAATCTGCTTTCTTTATCAGTCAAGGCGGTGATAGCGCACATTCAATCAGAATTGAACATACAAGAGCATATATCAAAGTATGGATAAATCCGCATGAAAATAGAGAAGATGGAAGTCAAGGCGGAAGACTTATATTTAACATAACTGCCGATGATTATCCGCAAATCGCCATTCATTTCGGGCAGTATATAGGCTTTATGAAAGGCGGTACGTATGGCTCAAATGGTTATTTTTGGACTTGGTACATAGGTAAATTGTCAATTCAATATCCGACACAAAAAACAATCACAGTAGCAAATCAGTCAGCAACGACCGGAGAAGATAAGGAAATTAATCGTTCTTTGTCAGCACCTATCAAATATATTTGTGAACATTCAAAGTTTGGCAAGATTTATGACGAACAAAATTT